AGTTAGGGTGGCTAGACTCCCGACCACCCAAGTCGAGAGCCTAGCCTGTGGGGATTCCCCACGCTGTTGGTTATAGTGCCAAGGATAACACTATGCCAACAATCATTAGAGTACCTATGAACGTATACACGATAGTTCCTATATCGTGCTTTAGGCTCTTAGTATAATACTCCATATCATCAGAGTCAAACATGTAGCGCACCCCCAAAGAATAGCGCAATAGTCTTGCGCATACTTTGCGGATTCATCTTGCGAGCATCTTGCTCGCGATGACGTTGCGTCATGTCTTGTCCAGCCCATATCCCATGTAGGTGCCGGTATTGTATTGCGTAATCTTTACACTCATCGAAAGCTGGACAGGCATAACAGGTAAGCCTTGCTTCGCGAGCGTTCTGATCTTGCTTTACTTGCTCGGCATGTGTTCGCATAACATCGGGAAACCACATGTCGGGATTATCAGAACTGGCGCATAAAGCTTCAGCCCTGAATTGCGGAAAGTAGTGGCCGTTAATTGGGTCACTCCTCTCTGCCAGCAATCGCTGGCGGTACAGCGCCTAGTTTATTCCAAGCGCAGGTTTGGCAGTAGGTGCGTGGTGCTAGATCATACCGAGCCACCATGATAGGCGTTTGGCATGAGTAGCACTCGCTCTCCCGAAATAGATCCTTATCCATCTATTTCGAGTCCTTCCATCTGTTCGGCTAGAGTCCGATACTTTTGGACTAGAGCCATCTGTTCGGTATGCCCTGCCTTATCGCCATTGGCTATGGCGACTTGAGCAAGATTAAAGTGAAGGTCGGCACGCTTGGCATAGTATAACTTTTTGCCCCAACCTTCTCTGTGGGGAATCCCCATGGATTCGATCTCGTTACATTTACACATTAGTTATTCCACCAACCTGTTGACCATTGAGATCCATGCTGTGAGTGCGAAGTAGATGGCTTAGCAGGTTGATGGCATAGGCAGTCACCTGTTGGCTGTACGTAATCAAAGCACGCGGTACACATTGGGCAGGTATAGCCGTCAGTATCCGCATCTTTACCTGTCCATAGGCAGACATCGCACCAGAGTTCTCCGAACCTATCCTCTCCAAGGTAGGCAAGGGCAGACTTACTTTTGCCGAAGCCACCATAGTAGTCGAGATAGCATGAATCGTTAGACCACCAGACCTTATCATCGTCATAAGCACCTGATTTTTCGTTGATGATATAGCACTCATATTCAGCTTTCGGGTCAACAGTAAGCACGCAGACCTTAGAGCCAGTAGCGAAGTCCGAGAGGATATTGAATATCTGCTCGTTATCTAATGCGGTTACTCCACCCATAGCAGGGAGAATATCCTCGGCAAAGATGCGGGTATCGCTACGCACATCATCTTTATCCTCGATCACAGACAGCACGCCGTTATGACCTAGATAGGTTTGGGGATCGTTGCCGACCATGAACGGGTGACAGTTATCTACTGTCATCGTGCCATGGGTAGCGAATCGGGCGTGCCACATGGCATGACCTGTCTGATATATCTTGCGAGCAGATAGAAAGCCGTTGATCGAATCGTCAGCGTTCATCGTACGTTCGGAGAGAATACGATTCTCCTCCGGTATCACTATCGCCCAGCCAAATCCATGCGGATTATTAAGGGCAGAGTTTTCCAGCTTCTCACGTGACGGGGTCACGTTAGGCGGTATTACGCATAACATACACATTAGTTATTCTCCTCGATTTCATCGGTATTGGATAGGACTTTAGTAGCGTGGGCTACGAAGTTCGGGTATTGCTCGGCATTGGCTATGACGTAGCGCATATATTTAGACCAATCAAGTGCGCCGTTACTACCTGATACTTTCAGGTCGCGGGTATATTCGACAGCACTATGAACTAATTCGAGCGATGCTCGAACTCTGGTGACATTGAGCGAACCCCTAAAGATACGGATCTCTAGAGTGTCCTCGTTCTCGGTATTGATCGCCGAGTAATGGCCTTCGCCATAGGTTTCGCCCTTGATCTTTGCTGGCAGGTTGCCCTTGTCAGCGAACGAAGCCCAGCGAGAGTTAGACCTACCAGCAAGCCGAGATACGATGATCTGATTATCGTAAAACAGTTTGGTAAAGCGTATCTGGTGAGCCATGCTACTGGTGCGGGTAGTACCGAAAGCAGAGCGCGACACGTGGATATGGAGTCCACAGGTAGAGGTATTCCAAGACCTAAAGCCTTGGTTACGTAGCCCTTCGATCAATTCCCAAGGGAAGTTGGAATTGTATTCCTCGAGCGTGTGCGGTTGAGTGACTATCTCAAAGCCATCTTCGAGTGAGCCGTCATACTTACAGTATCCGCGATGACCTTCACCAAGTTTGCCGTTGGCATATTCCGCACCTTCACTACGGCTGGCATCATATTGAACCTCTACCTCTAACTCAAAGCCCATGAATAATTTTCCGGTGCCATGAAAGGTAAAGCTGTCAGGGCGATAACTATAATCTTTGATTACAGCGTGCGCTTCCGAGCAATAGTGCCCATCGTCACCCCAGAAAGTTTCATCGCAATCGTCACATGACTCGACATTATTGTTATAGCAATCATCGCAGAAAGCACCGCCGTTAAAGCGACAGCGTTGAGAGAAGTCCACGAAATCGTCACAATGGGTACATTGGAACCACTCGTTGAAATCGTCATGCGTTGACCAGCAACCTTGGCACATACGCCCATCGGGAGTATTCGCCAAGCCGTTGCGACCTACGTAATTGTTACAGTGATTACATAGTTCGCGACAGCGATTCCTGTTATGCGCTCTCGCTTTATTTTCGCGCTCGCCTATCCAATAGGTGATCTCTACCGAGTGATTAGATTCGTATTCGGAATCTTCATCAAAGAAGTCGCTACATATTGAACATCGCGGAACTTCATTGAACTCCTCGGTGCGCTCGATACGCCATGCGGATACGTTCTCCTCTCTAAATGCCGCATTTCGGTACATCTCATAGCGTTCCTTATTTTCTCGGAAGTTATAGTTAGCCGCATCGCTGAGTGTCTGGATCAAGCATGACATACAGCGGTTATGGCCGTCAGGTAGCAAACTATGAGCAAACACCAATTTGGCGCATTGACATAATTTACAAGTAGAAATACCTAGTGCGAAACTAGATGGAACGTTGGGATCTACTTCAGACATTGTCATATCCAATCTCGTGGGGAATCCCCACGTTACTCACTTAACTTATAGATAGATGCGAGTTGAGCGCGTAGTTCTGAAACCTTGCGCGATAGACGTGCGTTAGCGATAGCGGTAGTAATGACTAGCGTGGTTGAAGCTGTGAGCGCGATCACAATCGCGATCAGGTCGGTGGATAGTAGGTACATTAGTTTTTCTCCTGTTCGATTTCTAGGTTTAAGTGACGGATCATCATTTCACGATTCCCATGGAATAGATCATCTTGGGTAGTGAACACTAGAGCAATACGTTCAGCGTCTAGTTTATTGTTACAGATAACTTCGCCTTCCAGCCAAGTGGTAGTGTTTTTTATACCGAGTAGAGGAGTAAGGCTTGCCTTGCCCTCTCTTGTCATGCTGATTAAGTAGTTACCAACGCGGGTGATACCAGCAGAGGTTTCCTGATATTCGATAGCCATTTACTTTAGTCCAAGCATTTTCCGGTGAAGCAATCCGCCCCAAGCATAGACAGGGTGAACAGGCTCGGGAGTAGGGTGAGCAATCGCATAGTTAGCGATGTAGTCGATCTCGTTCCACATCTCGGACTCTGTGATAAGCCCTTTCTCGAATTGCTCGAGAACCTTGCGAACGCGGTATATCTTTAATGGAACCATTTACTTACCTTTCCGGTGCCGTGGGGAATCCCCACGATGAACGGCGGGAGTGCTGTTCATAAGAGAATTATCCCATTTCCGGTGATGAGAGTCAACTGGCGCCGGCCACGTTTACGGCAACGGCTATGAGCCAACGGCAGGCACTCTGTCGGAGATCCCGACACAAACCAAAACAAACTTTTTTTCGCGGGCGCGGGTGCTGGCGTGACGACTATAGATACCAACACAAACTTTCGCGCGCCCACCGGCGCGCAAAGCTGCGATTCATGGGGGATCCCCACAAGCGCGCGGGCATAAAAAAAGCGCCCGACCCCTTGCGGGGTCGAGCGCCTTCTCTTAATCGGTTATGCGACTTTAGCCAAGGTCGCTGGATGATTCTTGGCCTTCTGTACCTTCACGATAGCGTTAACCTTCTTGGCTAGGCGAACCGCTAGTTCGATCTCATCGGGCGTTAGCGTGATGTCCTCGGCGCTTTCCAAGCGAGCCAGCGCGAACTCGATCACCATCGCAACAGTTAGAACCTCGCTAACATCGCTTGGAACCACTAGGCGCTCGGCCATGATCTCGGCAAATACTGGCTTGATCTTGCCAGCCTTGCGCTCGCCCTCGGCGTTACCCTCGGCGCTCGCGGTAAGTGCCTTCTTATTCTCGCGCGCAACCTTCTTAACCTTCTCGGCCTTGCGTGAGTGAGTAGTAAACGCCTTCCATGATCCGCACTTAGCAGAACCAGCAAGAGCGCGAGCCTTATCCGCGCCAAGCGAGCGATAAGCCACCTCGAGTTCTTTCATGAAAGTTGCCACGTTAGGGATGTCTTTCCATTTGCGATCTAGGACAATTCCCGCGAGTGCGAACACTTTGGAATAGTTAGGGCGAATAGATGCGATAGTGCCATATTTAACAGCCTCGTTTAGAGAGGCGGTAAGGTCTAGCACTGGCACGTTCTTGTTGCGCTTGATGAACTCAAATTGCGCGGTTTCTTGACCAGCAACAAGAGTTTTGAATTGTGACACGATTGATGGAATTACTTTACCTTCGATCTTTACTGCTGTGGCTTTAGCCATTTTTTTTTCTCCTTGATAAGTAGCGGGCGGGTTACCCACTAAGAGAATCCTCTCATGGATAGGCTCGAGAGTCAAAGAGGCTCAAGCCTCGATCTCGGGCGGGTCGCGTGGGGAATCCCCACACCAAGCGCCAGCCAAGCCCACAGAATCCAAGCCTAAAAGCTGCTAACCGATCTAATCGAGCTAAATTGGCGAGAGTCTGCCCCTCGAGCCTTGCCCCTCAACCGATCACCTTCCCCAATTTCCGGCACGCCTTCCCCTTCCCCTCGATCTCGTGCCCTCTCGATCTTGCGCCTTCGATCATGTCCGAGAGTCATCGGGTCACCGAGTCATCGAGTCATCGGGTTAGCCGATAGCCCTCGAGCGATAGCCTCGGGCGGATAGTCGCCCGACACAAACATCGAGTCAACACAAACAAGCGCGTATCGCGCGCCGGGCTCTGCCCGGACCCGCAAGGGCTCTGCCCTTGACCCTTATAAGGCGCTATCGCGCTCTTATTTAAGGGGGCTCTGCCCCCCGACCCCCGCCTACTGCCGCCAGTAGGCACCGCAACTCAATCGCCGTTGGGCTCGTAACTGAGTCGCTGGCGCGACCCCAGTTATTATAGCGCTGGCGCGCTAGACTATATACTATCGCATAAAATTATTTTTCCAGTATTACGGGATGCCCCGTATTGTCCGTATTTGTACACATTATAGTAGTGAGGTTAGTCACATTTACTATATCGATGCGTTCGCTTTTGCTTTCTGAACGGGTTAGTATATATAGAGAAGTAAATAAACGAACGGCTAATGTGAGTGAGTTTATCTGGTTGTGAGTGGGTGGCTAAGACAGACTACGTTAGTAGGCTGGCTTATTGCCAGCCACGAACCCAGGGGGTAGTGAGGCGCTCCGTGAGCGCCGAACGAAGGGGGAGTTATTATGGGGGATTTATATGGCTGCTAAAGGCGGCAAGGAACATCACAATGTGGTGGCTCTACGTGAGGCTAAGGCCAAGGTACTAGAATATATCCGTCAAGGATTAGACCTGCCAGACTCTCTTGCTCGGGCTGAACGTAAGCCTGACGTTATGAAGGACTGGCGCAAAGACCCTGCCTTCATGAAGGAACTTGATAAGGCCCGATCTGAAGGCCAAAAGGTTCTCAGCATTGTATCAGGAGATGCTAAGTTTAAGATTGGCTTTGAGGAGTTCTCGAAGGAGTTCCTTGACAGCCCGATCTTTGCTCATCACCGTTCTTGGATTGATATCCTTGAAGGCCGCGAGCCTTCCTATATCCACCCTTCCATGGTTTACGAGCCTGCCAGCCCTAAGCGTTTGCTAATTAACGTTCCGCCTGAGCACGCCAAGTCTACCGTTATCACAGTAAACTACTGTGTGTACCGGATTGCCATGGATCCTAATATTAAAATCACCATCGTTTCTAAGACTCAGGAGCGTGCTAAGGAGTATCTCTACTCCATCAAGCAGCGCCTCTCCCATGAACGCTGGGCTAAGATGCAATCTGTCTATGGTTCGGCTGGAGGATGGAAAGAAGATGCGGATACTTGGAAGGCTGATCGCATTTACCTTTCTCGTGATTCTACCGAAAAAGATCCGACGGTACAAGCGCTCGGTATTGGTGGCCAGATTACTGGCGCCCGTTCCAACCTCATCATCCTTGATGACGTTGTTACGACTTCGAATGCGCATGAATGGGAGAAACAACTCCTCTGGCTCCAACGCGACGTCGTTACACGTCTAGGTGACGCTGGTAAGTTACTAATCGTAGGAACCCGTATTGCCTCTAACGATCTCTATCGAGAGATTCGTAACGCTGACCATTGGACTGGTGGCAAGACTCCTTTCACCTATATGTCCATGCCTGCTGTACTTGAGTTCTATGATGACCCTGAGAAGTGGGTCACACTATGGCCTAAGTCAAACATACCGTGGGAAGGTTCAGATGAAAATTTACTTCCAGATTCGGATGGGCTTTACCCGAAATGGAATGGGCCCGCGCTGTTTAGCAGACGCTCCGAAGTGTCGCCAAGTGCCTGGGCTCTGGTCTACCAGCAGCAGGATGTACAAGAAGATTCAATCTTTCCGCCTTCATGTGTACAAGGTTCAGTCAACGGGATGCGAAAGCGTGGCCCGCTAAAACCTGGCGCACCTGGTCACCCTAAAGAACATGGCCAATGGTATACGATTATGGGTCTAGACCCTGCTATGAGTGGAAACACCGCAGCAGTAATCATGACTGTAGATCGTCAGACTCGCAAGCGTTACATCTTAGATGTAGATAACATGCAGGAGCCTACTCCTCAGAAGATTCAAAAGTTGATTGAAGGCTGGGTGGAGAAATATCATCCACAAGAGTTGCGTATTGAAACGAATGCTCACCAGAAGGCTTACGCCTTGGATGAGAATCTACGCAATTACCTAGCCTCGACGGGGGTCAGATTCTCTAGCCAGTTTACTGGCAAGAACAAATGGGACACATCTTTCGGTGTGGCTGCTATGTCCGGACTATTCGGAACTATGCGTGGCAATTCCCACCAGAGTGACAACCTGATTGAGATTCCATCTCAGGAAGGTTCTGAAGGTATCAAGGCACTTATTCAACAGTTAATAACTTGGAAGCCTGATACTAAAGGTAAGACAGACTGCGTTATGGCTTTATGGTTCTGTGAACTACGAGCAAGAGAACTTATTGGCACTACTCGCATGAGTCAGAGTCACATACCGAACAAGTGGGCAACTCGCCAACAACAAAACAGCAGATACATAGTCAATCTAAATGATTATGAATTCGGAGAAGAATAGGATAATAACATGGCTATGGCACCAAAACCAAAGAAGGCATTACCAAAGCGCCCAACTGGCGAACTTCCAAAAAGAACATCTGGTTACGCAGATTATCTTCAAGCAAGACGACCAAGTATAACTAAATCAGCAGCAGCAGCACAAGCTGGCGCAGTTCGCGATGCTGGTTACAATACCAGTGCTTTTAAGAAGTTAGCAACGCCAGCAGCAAAGAAGCCAACTGCAGCAAAGTCAAACTCAATGGGTAAGATGATGAACAAGCGCACAGGCAACAAGTAATTTTTTTAATCAATCGTTAGGACAACAATGGCAGACATCAAAATAATCGCGCGACGCGTCGAGGCTATGAAGCATCGTGCCGCAGAACGCGATGGAAACATGGCTAACATTCTTGCCGTACGCCAAGGAAAGATGGTTCAGGTATTTCCTGACATGTTTCCTGAGGGTATGGATAAGGCCATGGTTGCCAACTTTGTTGATGTTGCTGCTCATGACCTCGCAGAAGTTTTAGCACCGCTACCTTCTATCAACTGTTCTGCTACCAATGTAACATCTGATCGTGCTCGTCAGTTTGCTGACAAGCGTGCGATGATTGCTAACAATTATGTTTATCACTCACGCTTACAGACTCAGATGTATCCTGGCTCAGATCAATACTTTAGTTATGGTTTCTTACCTATCCACGTTGAACCAGACTGGGAGAATAACCTTCCAGTTATCCGTGTTGAAGATCCAATGGGTGTTTACTACGAGCGTGATCGTTTTGGTCGCGTAGTTGCTTACGCTAAGCGTTACTCTAAAACTATTGCTGAACTTGTTAATGAGTTCCCTGAGCACACTAATGCTCTTCTTGGACAATGGGGATATGAGCAGAATCTTAATGCTCCTCTAGAAGTAATCCGCTACATGGACAAAGAAGTTATTATGCTTTATGTCCCTAGCCGTAAAGATTTAACTCTTTCATCTGCTAAGAACCCAATGGGTAAGATGATGGTTCGTATTGCTATGCGCCCATCTCTAGACGGTGAACCACGCGGACAATTTGATGATGTTTTATTTGTACAGTTAGCACGAGCACGTTTCGCCAACCTTGCTATGGAAGCAGCCGAAAAGGCTATCCAAGCACCTATGGTTGTGCCAGATGATGTTCTTGATATGCCAATGGGGCCTGATGCGATTATCAGAACCTCACAACCACAGGCTGTCGGGCGTGTCCGTTTGGATATCCCCGCTGCTACTTTCCAGGAGCAATCAGCACTCCAATCCGAATTACGACTTGGTGCTCGATATCCTGAAGGTAGAACTGGAAACATTGACGCCAGTATTATTACTGGCCAAGGTGTCCAGGCACTTCTAGGCGCCTTCGACTCTCAGATCAAGGCTGGTCAAACAGTTCTTGCTGAGGTGTTGGAAGATGTCCTGAAGTTGTGCTTTGAAATGGATGAACTCCTTTTCAATGAAGAAAAGAACGTCAGAGGTGTCGCACAAGGTACGCCGTACGAGTTAAAGTACACGCCAAGCAAGGACATTAAGGGCGATACTTCTGTTGAAGTACGCTACGGCTTGATGGCTGGATTAGACCCATCGCGCGCTTTGATCTTCTCACTTCAAGCACTTGGTGCTAACTTAGTATCAAAAGACTTCATTCGTCGTGAACTTCCATGGAGCGTTAACGTTTCTCTAGAAGAACAACGCATTGAAATTGAACAAATGCGAGAGAACTTGACAACAGCAATCACAGCAAGTGCGCAAGCAATTCCTGCTATGGCTGCTCAAGGACAAGACCCATCTCCTTTAATTAAAAATATTGCTGACATCATTGAGCGTCGTCGCAAGGGTGAAAGCATCGAGTCTGCTGCATTGGCCGTGTTCACTCCTCCCGAGCCTGAGCAACCAGTACAGCCAGAGATGGTTCCACCAGGTTCACAGGGCCCAGTTGAGCAGGCGCCCCCGTCCCCAGTCGCTTCTGGACAACCCTCTGGTGGAGCCCCTCAACAACCTGATTTATCATCAATACTGGCAGGCTTAGGCGGATAGGAGAATCATGGCTACTCCAAAAAAGAAGCCTTCTCCAAGAAGAACAACTAAGACCGTAGAGTCTAGTGAATACAACAAGTTAGAGATGTACTGCATCTGGCTTAATGAATTTTATACTTCGTTGCTGCGTGCTGGTTTTAAGCACGATGTAGCGCTTGCTTTAATCATAGAAAAAGAATCATATCCTGATTGGGTAAATTTTAAGATACCTACAGATATAGATGTTTCAAAATACATGGACGAGGATGAGGACTAATATGGCAACAGATCAACCTGGTGGCCCAGGCAAGTTCGCTCGTCGAAATGACTTAGGGAATGTAAAGAAAATTCAACGTAGCGCTAAGATTCAAAACGCTTCTGGTGGCGCGTATGGACAACGCGCTGAGATGCAGGGTATTGCTAGCGGTGCTCCTATGGCACAGGCTATGCCTGCTGCACCTATGGGAAACTTAACTGCTAGCAACGTGCCTGTCGTTGGTGCTTTCGAACCTACACAGCGCCCTAACGAACCAGTTACTGCTGGCATAGATGCTGGCGAAGGAGCAGGTTCAAACGTTTTAATGACTCCTGTAGATGCTCCAGATCAACTTTCAGTTTTTGCTCGTGCCATGTACATGGCTAATCCAACTCCACAACTTCGTCGTATCGTAGAGGCGTTTGAAGAAGAAGGTCGATAGTGGCAGGAACTTCTTTAGACTACTGGAATCCGGAAAAAAATAAGAAACTCAAGATAACGAGTATCTTTAATAATCCGCAATTACAAATGGATCGTTTGATCCAACAAGAAATGGGAATGCTTTCGCCTACCCAATTTCAGACTTTCCAGCAGTTTAATGCTCGTTATCCTAACCAGAGCAAAGACTTCATCATGTCTGCTGTACGCATGGGACTTAACGCTGATACTCCTGGCATTGGCAAACTTGCTTCTATAGATGGACTTGCGCAACTAAAGCAAGATTTAACTAATCAAAAAAATATTAAGTCTGCGATTGAAAAAGATAGAAGCATATTTGGCGATATCCATGATGTTCTTTATGACACATTAAAGGGAACTAGCCGTTTTACTTTTGCAGCAACTCGTTCTATCTACGATTCAGTTACAACTATTGGTCGTGATGCTTACGCTCTTTCTACTGGTCAGAACGCTCCATCTTTTGAACAAGTACTTAAGGATGTTGGACAAAGCATCTTTGCTGAGTCAACTCAACTAGGACAACTAGGTCGTGCCTTTCTAAAAGATCCAACTGCTGTTGATACTGGTGAAGGTTTCTTTATTTCCGTAGATTCTAAAGTACAAAAAGCACAAGCCAAGGCTATGGCTTCTTATGGCATGATTAATGGTAAATCATTTACACTTGGTCGTGGCGGATTATCTGCTATGGGTTCTGACCCTAATAGTAATTTTTACAAAGTAGCGTCAGGTATTGTTGACGCTACACTTAACATTGGTTTAGATCCAACAACATATCTTGGTGTTGGTGTTCTAACTAATGTTGGTCGTGGCGGTAAAGCACTTAAAGGTGGTAAGGCCGCAGCACAGCGCGAACTAGAAGCTAGTGCGGCAATACTTAAAGAGCGTATCTCTCCCACCAAAGAAGAATTGGCTCTTATCAAAGAGCGCACTGCTGGTGCTAAAGAGATTCTGCGTGCGGCAGAAGTTAAGTACCTAAAGGCTGATGAAAAGATTGCTAAAGCACTTGAATCAAGTAATGCTTTTGAATTAAGCAAAGCTGACAAGCAACTATTTGCTGGTATTAAAAACGAAGATAACCTTGGCACCTATAGCAAGGTTGTTAACGATCAATCAGTATCAGAATTCATCATGGATGCTATGAACACTGGCAAACAGTCAGAAGTTGTTGATAGATTAAGCAAGTTATCTGCTGATTTCTTCAATACCGGTGAAGGTTTTACCTCTGCTGTGTTCTTAGATGAACTTCCAAAAGCAAATACTCTTACATTTGCTGCTCGTGGTACCGATGAATTTGTAGCAGCATTCGTTCCTGGCAAGAAGAAGCCAGTTATTGTTGACATGGCTGCCGACTATGCTCAAGCAACAGGTAAGGTTGCTACCACAGAACTTAATAAGCGTGGTGCTCTACGCGACTTCATGCTAGAGAAGTCAAATGATTTCTCACTACCTGGCCCTACTCGTGATGCCTTTACAAGTCTTGTAGATGATGTAGAAGAATCAATGAAGTTTATTGATGGTATCTTTGGTGGAACACCAGAGTCACTCGGTGTTCTAGTAGGCAAGATTGCCGTACAGAAAGCACCACAGGCCACAGAACTTATGATTGATGCTATCCAAGATATCTGGAAAGCAGACGTATTTACTAACATACGTACAATTTATGGCGGAACTGGTGGAGTTGCGGTCACTAATAGTGATCTAATTGCTGCTCGTGCTGCTAAGATTAGCGATGTACTAGCAGAATCAACTCAAATTGGTATTGCTGCTGGACTTAATGTAGGTAAATCTGTTCAGAGTTCCGAAGCACGCTTGCGTAAACTACAACTTGCTGCTGATAAAGCCAAGAAAGAGTTCGATGATACCAAGACTCGTCTTGATGATATCTCTAAACTACGTACTTTTGCTCAGCGTGACCCGGAGATGGTTGCTAAATTAGTCAACGATCCAGACAATATGGGTCTTGATAAGATCATTGATCTAGAACTTAAGATTGGTGAGTCCCGTTTCATGCGTGAATGGGCTCGTGCTGATGTAGGTTTGGTAGATAACTTCGGTGGTGGGCTAAGTGCAGACGCTACTAAGGCCATGAAGTATCTCTTTGGTCGCAAGTTTGAAGCAATTTCAGAAATTGTTGCTAAAGAAACTAACGCTATGCGTATTCATCGCTTGTTTGGTCGTAAGTTAGATGTTGATTTAACACGCGAACTAGCAGATGCTACTACTCCTAACCAAGTTGTATCAATTTTCTTGCGTCATCTTGCTTCTCCTGAAACTGATCCTCAGATTGCTCGCAATTTGTTGCTTCGCACTGAACTTGCTGTTGCTAACAAGAACCCACTCCTTAAAGTTATCGACAAGGTTAACATCGATGCGGTTAAGTGGGCTGAAAAAGCAGAGAAGATGCTTACCAATGTGTATGTACGCTCTACTATTCTGCCATTAGGTGACTTAGATCGCTTAGTTCCAGGACTTAATGACTGGTTAACTACTGCTAAGGTACCTCAAGAAGTAGCAGATGAGATTCTTAACAAGGTAATCCGCGAACAAGATACTACTGCTCGCTCTAAAGTAATCATGGATGGCATGAAAATAGCGCAAAGAGCGCTAGTTAATGTACATGGTAAGGGTAATTCTGAACTCATATCTGAGTTAGATAAGGTGCTTAAGGTTGCTGGTAAAGACCAAGCAATCATTAAACAGTACAATGTAGGCAAGTTGGCTACTGGTACTACACCTACAATGGCTCTACATAGTGGTGAAATTATGCCTATGACTGGTGCTAACTATGCTCACCAGTTCCTAGATGATGTTATTCAATTGCGTGATACTCGTCCAATTGTAGATGCTATCAACAAGTACAACAAGAACTCAGCAATTTATGGTAAAGCAAGGGCTCTTGGAGTATTCAGCAATGAAATTGGTGACTACTGGCGTACTGCTCAGTTGGCTTTCCGTGTATCTTATACACTCCGTAACATTGGTGAAATGCAACTTCGTCAGTTCTTCTCAGGGCATGACAGTATCTTTAAGCACCCATTGAGTTATATTGCCATGGCTATGGCCAACCCTAAGGGTGGCGCTATGGAGAAACTTGCTTCACGTTATGCTAAATACCAAGATGATATCTTCGGTACTAACTTCAAAGATACATCAATGGAAGCAGAATTCACTGAGGCTGTCGATGAGTATCTACAGTTCGTTAAACGAAGCATCTCATCAGGAGATCCTCGTACAGCATTTGTAGGTAAAGTTTACGAAGTAGTAGATCACCTACACCCAGATTATTACAAGGCGCTATCAGTTAGCCTAATGCGTTTTGCGTCAGATGATCTAATGCCTTTAGTTGCTCGCGCTCGCACACCTGAACTTCAAGAGGCTGCTATCAAGTACCTAAGTACTGATAGTGAAGGTATTCAGATGCTTGAGAAAATACATCGTGCTGCTCGCCTGAGCAAAGAAGAAGGAAGAGGAGTTCTTTCAGATTTTGATAAAATTATTCTTAAAGACCTTGATAAGCCCTTCTCTAAAAATAATATTAACCTTGACAATCTTCGCACTTACCTCTTTGACGTCGATTCGACGGGCAGTTATGCTTACGCTCTACAGGCGTTAAGCGGTAGCGGTCAAAAGGCTGAGTATATTCGTGATCTTCTAGCAGGAGAACGCGTTGTATTCGGTACAGGTGAAGATACTGTAAGCATGGTTATTCCTTCATACAAGAAACTTAAAGAAGTATCTGATATGAAAACTTTGGATATTCCATTTAAGCAGCAACTAGAACGTTTCTTCCCTCGCGAAGAAATGATTGATGGTACTGCGCTTTCAGCAACTTCTAAACGTTTTGGTAATGCTGAACCTAATATGTTAAGCAAAGCAGTCGACATCTTCTTCGATCTTAACACTAAGATTGAGAATGTTGTTAACTTTGGCCCTGAATATCGCATGTCTTACTGGGATCATGCTGGTCGTTACGCTAACATGCTTGATACAGATGATCTAAAGTATGCTCTTACATTGGCTCGCAAGAACCTTGATGGTATTAAAATTGGCGGCAAGGCACTTACAAAGCATCCAACTATTAAGATCATGGAAAAAGAACTATTTCGTCGTGGTGATAACTATGTACACGAAGCAGGAATCACCCTTCAACAGTTGAATTCTATGTCTGCTAAGACAGCTGCCAAGTATACACAGAACTTGTTCTATGATGCTTCAAAGCAATTACAGTCTGCTCAAGCGCTACGTTTAGTATTCCCGTTTATTCAAGCACAGTTTAACACCATTAGAAAATGGGGCGAACTATTTGTTAAAAACCCAATCAACTTCTACAAGTTGGGTCGTGCTTATAACTCTCTAACTAAAGAAGGCACCAGTGCTATCTATGACGTTACTGGTGTTGAGTACGATCAGGGTCAGGGTTTCATTTATGAAGATGAATTCGGTGAGAAGCGTTTTCGCTACCCTATCGCAGGCAGTTTCATTGGTGGTTTAGCCGGTAAAATGGTTGGCGTAGAAAACGGTTCTATGTCTAAACTTGAAATTACAGCACCAGTACAAGCACTTAACTTAGCATTTGGTAACGTTAACCCAGGTGTTCCTGGCTTCGGCCCAATGGCACAGTTCGCATACTCTGCTAGCGGTAAGTCTGGAGCGTTCGGCCCTGTGTGGGACACCCTACGTCAAGTTGTAATGCCTTTCGGTGAATCACCAGAAGGTATCTCATCACTTGCTCCAGCATGGTTGCGTAAGAGTTTCTATTACGCTATCGGCGATCAAAGTTATGTTGAAAAGGGTATTAAAGACTGGGCTTCATACTTAGCATCTACTGGTGAGTATGGTGACAACCCACTTGCTGATGATGTAGCACGTAATAAGTTATTTGCTGATGCTTCTAGCATGTCGCAAGCCGTGGGATTCCTTCAAGCATTTTTCCAGAACATAGCACCTGCTACTCCTTCTTCTGAAATCTTTTCTAAGATTAAAGACAACAAGGGTAAATTGGATTTTGCTAGTATGACAGCGCTATACAGCGCATGGGATCAGATTAATCAGAAACATCCTGGCGAGTATATGAAGGCTGTTACCGAGTTCTCAGAAGAGTTCGGAGCAAGAAACTTACTAGCAATTATGGGTGGATCATCTCGTGCTGTAACAGGTACACGGGATGCTTGGACATTCATGAATATGAATCCAGATATTGCTGACAAATTTGCTACAAAGAGTGGCGATGTTATTCCGTTCTTCTTTCCTGGTGGTGAAGCAGCAACTGCTTACTACTCATGGCAGAAAGCATCAGGACGTCGCGAACCTTTAAGCAGAGAAGAAATTGCCGCAGCAGCAGAAGAACTTATCTACAAGATGGCTAAATCTCAGATTACTGACATGCAGGCAACTGGTGGATATTCAGATGTTTGGTATGCGGGAGAAGTTTACAAGTTAAACCAACGTTTCGGTGGAGCAGCACCTGCTTCATCAGTTAATGTAGGAACTGATAATGAGCGTATTGCTAATGTCGCTAAGGCCTTACAGGATGAACGCTTCCAGATGTCTACCATCTACGATGAAACAAAGCAGTTCTATACTGCTTACGCACAAGCACTTGAGTTGCTACGCACCGCTCGTGTAACAGCAACACCTGATCTAGGAAGTTCACACTGGTACGCATCTAACTTGCGTGCTGGTTTAGAAGAACTTGGCAATAGTTTAATGATGAAGAACCCAGCGTTTGCACCAATGTATTACCGTGTATTCGCAGGCACTATGAAGGCAAAGGACTAAAATGGCTGGTATGGGCAATTACTCGATGACGGTGGAGAACCAAAATCAAACACCAGCATCAGTCTTTTATTCAATGGGCAATATGGCTAATGCTAACGCTGCAGCAATTGCCGCTAAAGTGCGTGCTCCTAACTCATTTTACAC